CCTTGCGGCCCAGTAGCACCTTGGAACCCGGTAATCCCTTGGATGCCTTGGATGCCTTGAGGCCCAGTTGCACCCTGCAACTGTTGAGGCCCAGTTGCACCTTGGAACCCGGTTGCGCCTTGGATGCCTTGGATGCCTTGCGGCCCAGTAGCCCCCTGCAAATTCTGCGGCCCAGTAGCGCCTTGAAACCCGGTTGCGCCTTGGAACCCAGTAGCCCCAACAATGGAAGACGCTTGTAACGCTCGCAGAAAATAACACATCAGCCCTTCGCCGGGATCGCGAACAATGCCAAACACTGTTGCTGACTGGTTGGGGTCGCAAGTCGTCCAAACCACTTTGCCGCCTACCACACTTTTTTGAACTATCCCGTACAGTGCCTGCGTTAAATTTGAAATCAAACTAGGCACTGACTCAGCCGATACGCTTGGATAAGGCACTTCTGGAGCGCAGGCAGCGTAGTGCGCAGAATTTTGTCCAAAGGGGCCGTTACAATCGCAGCTCATATTAGTGGTTATCTCGTTGTTTTAGTGCCGAAACCGCATTGATAGCATCTTGCTCGCACGCGGCGTACCGAGCTGCTGAGTGCCATGTCTCATTGCCCACCGCTGTGTACGTCTGGCCCGGAGCCAGCTTCAATATCCCGCTGGGTGGAAACGCTGATCCCCGAGGAACTGAGGAGACGCTGGTGCAGGATATCAGCCCGAGCGTCATCGCCAGCAGCACGAGCTTTGAGAATTTCATTCTGAACTTCATCGCAATAATTTTCAATGTCTCGCTCAAGTTCCCACTTGGCTCGGACCGCTTTAATTCCCAAGTACGCCTCAGCGAGCTTGAGGAGGGATAACAGAAGCGGCAGCATTTGGCAAAGGCGCTTGAATTACGGGAGTAATTTGAACAGGCGTAACGGAAGTAGCGGCTTTTGCGTGCGCTGCTCTGGACTGTTTGATGAAAAACGCAGCACAAGCCGCCAATGCGGCCAACGTGTGCGCCACGGTCGTGAGGGCCCCATCTGGAGCGTGGATGCCCACCATTACAAGAAGGCCAGACAGGCCAGCGTAAGAGGAATCTTCTTGGAGGCGTTCAAGGATGTAGTCTAGCATAGGTTTATGGTTTTTTTGAGGTCAGAAACTCGATTAAGCCAGCCATTTTTGGCGTATTCATACTGAGGCTTTGCTTTGCAAAGCGCAACGTAGAACTGCTCTTTCTTTTGGCAGTATACCAGCGCCACTTCGGTGGCTGGTTTAAGCTTACAAGCCGCCACTGCCGCCCCGATTGTTGCAGGCCCAATGATGCCGTCGTCTTTGGCTCCTACGGTGCGCTGGAGCAGTAAAACACCTTGACGCACCCCAGAATTAACGCAGGCGTCAAAGTAAGCAAACGACAATGGCCAAGGCAGCTTGTCAGCTTTGCACTCGAGCCACTCCTGCCAATAAATCGCCGTTGCTTTCTCTTCGGTGAGGTTTTCTATATCCACCCCGGGATGAGATCGGGCATCAATTCCGTATTTCGTGAGGCCACCCAGATCCCGGGGGTCATGCTCGCTGACAACCTTGCCACGAGACATTACTTTCTCGTGATCAAGAATGAACTTCATGGCGTTTTTAAAATCGTCAGTCATTGTGCGCTCCTTTCGAGAACTTTTGCCCACAATTCCTTGCGATCTCGCTCACATTCAAGAATTGCTTCTTTCAAATCGTTAATCTGATCGCCGAGAGCTTTCATATGCTGATTTCGCTCTTCGTTCAGCCTTGTAATCAAGCTTTTATTCATCTGCTGTATAAACGCAATCGCAACGCAAGCCATCAAAAACGGAAGCCCTTGGTTCTTTGACGCTTCTACAAATAGGTCGTTCATAAAATTAAGCAAAAGATACAGATCCAGTTCCAGATGTGAGTGTTGTTACTTTAAAGCCACCAGAAGCCACAGCGGTAGTTCCAGTTACGGTTGTTAAAGTAATTGTATGCGTGTCTGAGTATTTAAGAACAACAACTCCACTTCCGCCAATTGCAGCAGAGTTAGTATTATCTGCGCTTCCACCGCCGCCACCGCCTGTGTTCGGCGTCCCGGCAACAGCAGAATTTACAACATTAGTGCCTCCACGCCCGCCGCCGCCTAATCCACCCAACCCAAAATTATCTGGTCTTCCACCTCCGCCGCCTCCGCCACCATAATACACAGATGTGCCTGTGATTGAAGAAGCAATGCCATCTCCGCCTTTGCCTAAAATAGTTGCGGTATTTCCATTACTGCCTGCTGTCCCGGCACCGCCACCGCCACCGCCGCAGAAACCTCCACTAGAACTTCCCGATCCGCCAGAATTGCCTTGCCCAGTTGTCCCAGTTCCGCCTGCGCCAGCGGCTCCTGCTGCTGATCCACCGCCACCAGATCCGCCATTTCCACCAGCTATGGCAGGTGCCAATCCCCCACCTTTACCTCCGCCAATCGCAATTATTGATGAGTTAAAAGATGAATTTGCTCCATTAGAATCAATGGCTCCTCCTGCTCCAACTGTTACTGGATATGATGTCCCAGTGGCAAGTATAAATGCACCAGAAAGAACACCACCCGCGCCGCCGCCGCCGCCGTTGTTAACGGCTGCAATTTGACTGCCGCCGCCGCCTCCTCCAGCAACAATAAGGTAATTTACTGCTATTACTGACTTTTTTAAGCTACCTAGTAATGCGAGCATAAATTAAACAGTGGCGTCTCCGGCAACAACCCAAGAATTAGCAGCAATCTTGATTAACGAGATCACCGCATATTGGCCGGATGTTTTAAGTCCATTTTTGCCAACTACACTAGTAGTTCCGGGCGTTACAGCAGAAACAGTAACAGTTCCAGTAGTGGAAGTTTGCATTAACAATATCTGTGTACCAATAGGAAACGCTATAGAAGCATCTGTTGGGATTGTAACCGAAACTCCAGCAGTATTATTCAGCGTTACCAAGTAACCAGCATCCGCAAGCACAATGGGATATGTAGTACCAGTTTGGTTGTTAATCTGTGCTTTCGACGTAGCCACAGGCAACCGTTCGGCAGCACTGTTGGTGACGTACATTTGGCTGCTGTCCCATTCGACGGAATGAGCAACAGGAGTTGTCTGAACTGCCCCAGCTTGAAATTTTATAGGGGCACTCGTAAGCGTTCCTGCTGCAAAATTTTGCGTTGAACTTGCGGTAAAAGTATTACTTGCTAAAATTGCATTTGTGTTTCCGCGCGATGCAATTAGTCCAACCGTTAAAGACTCCGTTCCAATTTGCGTTCCAGTTGCGCCTGCCGCTAACCCTATACTTAAAAGAGCCCCCTGTTGACCCGCGCCAGAAGTAATTAAGACTAAAATAGGCGCAGTTATATTGCCTGTAAACCAGCTTGGACGAACAAGAGAAACTCCAGTACCAATGGCAGTTACAACCCACGGGCCACTTTGCGCCAACGCCGTTTGACTCAAAAGAACGGTGTCTCCAATCGCCAGCGTCTTTCCATCAACTGTCAAAAGAGATGCCGTAACAAGCGTGGTGAGCGTTGAATTGTAAAGAGTTATCGCTCCTGACCCAGTAAGCCCCGAGGCAACTGTCATCGTAATCTGAGTGGCGCTATCGACTGATTTTATGACTCCGCTTGTGATTGGAGAGTTGAAGCTCATCCCAACAACCGGAGTTATTGAAGAGCTTGTAAATGTAATAACAGCAGATCCTGATGTCCAACTAGCACCAGTCAACGATCCAGCAGTTGCCGGAAGCACGTTGCTCGTCTGCCTGACGGTAACAAGTTGCGGCCCTCCAACAGCGGCCCTTGCGTCTCCTGCGGTGGTTCCTCCTGTTCCACCATTAGCAATCGCAAGCGTTCCAGCAAGTGATACTGCGCCCGTTGTAGCTGTGTTTGGCGTTAAACCAGTAGTTCCAGCGGAGAAGGATGAGACGCCAGCAGCACCACCCGTTGAAGCAATTGTAATCGTGCCATTCCCGTTAGTAACAGTTACATTTGAACCAGCAGTAATGGTTGCTTTGCTTAAACCTCCCGTAGCTGTATTTCCAATAAGCAACTGCCCATCAGTATATGTAATTTGTCCAGTGCCACCTTTATCTAAAGCAAGAGGAGCTGCACTTGTAAGCGCAGGCTGTGCCCCTAGTGACGCTAATGCTGTAACTTGAGTAGTTGCTCCCGTGCCGCCACTAGCAATTCCTAGAGTGCCTGAAAGCATAACCGCACCAGTTGCTGGAGTGCCACTTGGAGTCAGCCCGGTGAGACTTGTAACAAAAGATGTCACTCCACCAGAAGAAGAAAATTGCGTGAACGCGAGACTTGTTGTGCCAACCGTTATTGGGATTCTGGTCTGCTGAACCCACGCCGTGTTGGAAAGCGTTGATCCACTCAATACAAGTATGAAATCGCCTTGGTTAATTTCGTTTGTGCCAGTGCCACTCGTGTCGTAATCGGTTGCTCTGGTTAAAACATATGGAACAGATGCAGTCCCGGCTGTTGTTAGCGTGTAAACGCCATTAAAAGCTGCGCTCGGAGTTGTGTTATTTGTGAACGCTCCAGTTTCATTTTTGATTAACAGGCGCTTACCAACGTCCGTGGACAGCAACGTGTATCCATCAATAATTAACGTGCCAACTGCATTTGCGGTAATCGTTGCGCCAACGCCGGATGTTCCGTTTGAGTATGTGTACGCCGTTGGCAAGGCCGCTACTGTTGCGTAGTCGGCTGCATCGTGAAAGTTGATTCCTGAGCCAATTGAGTCCGCATAAGACTTTGGCACAAGGTCATTTGAGCCAGATGGGGCAGTCGATACTGTCCCAGTGGTCAATGCCACAGAGGTAATGTCTGTGTTTGCCCCAGAAGCGGCTGCGCTTAAAGCAGTTCTGGCAGCAGATGCTGAAGTTGCTGAAGTGCCCCCATCCGAAATGGACACTGGCAATGAAACGCCCGCTCCCGTTGAGCCTTGTAGCCCGGTTGAGCCTTGCAAACCTGTTGAACCGATTCCAGTAGCCCCAATTAAGCCAGTTGCGCCCACTGTGCCTGTGCCTGTTGCTCCTACATCACCAGTTGCGCCCGTAGCTCCTGTCAATCCAATTAACCCTGCGCCAGTAGCTCCTGCGTTGCCAGCAGGGCCAGTTGCCCCTTGTAAACCCGTAGCTCCCGTTTCTCCCGTTCCTGTTGCTCCTTGCAATCCTGTTGAACCAACGCCCGTAGCGCCCTGTAGTCCTGTAGCTCCAATCAACCCTGTAGCCCCAACCCCTGTGGCTCCCGATAAACCCGTAGCCCCCTGCAACCCAGACGTAACAATTGCCCAAATTAACTGGTGATTGTTTGCGAAATTAGTAGTACCAGTGCCACCAGAAGCTTGAAGCGTTACAGGAATTAAAATGTAAGAATTGTCACCAATTGTTGGCGTGCCATTAATTTTCCAACTTTGATAATTGGTTGAATCGTTTCGATCCTGAATTACAAAAGTGTCGCCGTTTTTATACAGCGGGAAAAACACATCAATATCATTATTGTTTGCATCAATGTGTGAAAATGCAACTTGAGTCGAAAGTATTTGTGTTAAATTGTTCCATTTAACATCTCCATTAGAGATAGCCGCAGTAGGAGGCATCGTCTGCGATGCTGTGTTTGCATTGTAATTAAAAAACGAAGCGGATTGTCCATTTGCCCCAGTAGCGCCTTGATATCCCGTAGCCCCAATTCCAGTAGCTCCCAATAAACCTGTGCTACCTGACAAGCCAGTTGACCCCTGCAAACCTGTAGCCCCAACCCCTGTGGCTCCAGACAAGCCCGTAGCGCCAACCCCTGTCGAGCCCTGTAATCCCGTGGCTCCAATCCCTGTTGCTCCCGATAAGCCTGTAGCCCCAACGCCCGTTGCCCCTTGCGTCCCTGTAGCACCCGGCAAGCCGGCGCTGCCTACGCCAGTGGCTCCAGACAAGCCAGTGGCTCCTTGTAGTCCTGTAGCACCATCCACCCCAGTTGCACCAAGACCAGTTGCGCCTTGAACACCAACTCCAGTCGCGCCTTGTAACCCTTGCGTTCCGGCTCCTGTGCTGCCTTGTAGGCCCGTTGCGCCTTGTAATCCTTGAGAACCAGTTCCAGTAGCTCCCTGTAACCCTGTGCTGCCTTGCAAGCCAGTAGAGCCAACGCCCGTAGCACCAGTAGCTCCCGCGTTGCCTGCAACGCCTGTGCCCGTAGCACCTTGCAATCCCGTAGCACCAGCGATACCTACTCCAGTTGAACCTGCTAAACCAGTAGCACCTGCCAAACCAGTGGCTCCAGCCAATCCTACGCCAGTGGCCCCTGCATTACCCGTTGCGCCAATGCCTGTCGCACCTTGTAGCCCAGTAGCACCAACACTACCAGCACCGCCAGTAGCACCAGCCTGACCCGTTGCTCCAACGCTTCCAGAAACGCCAGTTGCCCCCTGCAAGCCTGTTGAACCAATGCCTGTAGCGCCAGTTAATCCTGTGGCTCCCGCGTTGCCCGCAACGCCTGTGCCCGTTGCCCCAGTTAACCCAGTAGAACCAGCCGATCCAGTCGTGCCCGTAGCACCTTGTGGCCCTGTCGAGCCAAAACCAGTTGCACCTTGCAAGCCCGTACTGCCTTGCAAGCCAACACCTGTTGCGCCTTGTGTTCCAGAGCCCGTTGCTCCTTGAATGCCAACGCCAGTCGAACCTTGATAGCCCGTTGCTCCTTGAAATCCAATTCCTGTTGAGCCTTGATACCCGGTTGCTCCTTGCAACCCTGTTGCGCCTCCGCTGCCGTGAGTAGCAATGTATTCCAACAACGACAAGACGTATTGCCGATAAACGGCTGTAGATAAATTGCTGTGAATATCTACAACTCCAGAAGATCCAGCAATTTGCTGAAGCAACGTGAGTGCGTATTGCTGAAATTCTGCGGTAGACAAATTAGACATAACCTTATGTAAGCTAATCAGAAGGGGATGACATAAGCCACCCCCCTCTTCATTAACTCACCTCAAGATTAAAGCCCAGTTGCTGCCGTAGAGCAAGGCAACGGCTGACCGTCAAACGGGCAACGCTTGTACAGAATCGGCATGACGTTCTGCGGACGAATTGGCTGAATTGCGCGGCTGATTTGGTAGATGTGCTGACCAAAGTCGCCGTACAAGTTACAGTCATTGTCGCGGAAGTAAGTCCATTCCAGTTCGCCCATTGCGAGCTGCGGGGCAAACTTAAACGTGCCTTCTCCGACATAGTTTTCGGGAACCAGACGCTTGAATGCATCGCCTGCAATCACGAATCCTACTTCGTAAGGAGCAGAGACCCAATCCGGGTTGCGGCGCTGCGCGAACCCGTTCGTAACGGCGGTGCTGATGATCGGGTTAACGAGCACCAGATTGCCATTAGAGTCGAACCCAGTTGCCCGGAGAGGCTGCTGGTCGATGCCGAATGCAAACCCACGGTAGCCTTGGAACTGGTAGCCGCTAATGGAGTCTTCACCGAGCTTGAAGCTGCCAGCGGTTAGGTACAGCAGATCTTCTTTCACGTCGGCGTCGTTGCGAATGTTTTCAATCGCATCGGCGGAGAGCATGACTTGGAAAAACTCGCCTTCCTTAGCCGCAAACGGTTCTGCGAGCATTTCTTCACGCAGGAACGTACCAGCCCGGTACAACGTCTTGAAGTTCAGCGGACCGTCAGGAAGGGTCTGCGCGAACTTCGTGTTGATGTTCTGCATGTCGCCCGTCAAATTGCTCGTGAACGACGCAGTGGTATTTACGACATACTTGACCCCGGACTGAATGAGGTACTGGTAACGAATGTCGGCGTTGATGATTTGAAGAATGGTCTTCTCCAAGCTCACCTGCGCCTGCAAGTACGAACCCTTGAACGCCGTCCGGGCCTGCTTAACGCAGACGCGAGGACCAGCGCCACGGAGCGTCTGGAGGCTGAACTGGTACTCCGTAGAGCCCACTTGGTCGGGAGTAGCGCCGACGCCGCAAAGCGTGGTGTCCTCGACAAACGTGGGGCTTGCCAGAGAAGCAGCCGGGACGGCCATTTCTTCGACTACGGAACGCACAACGTCAGAGACATTAGGGAGAGTTCCCCCGTCTATGCTGTTGATATACGGTGATTTGCGAGCCAAGACCTTTGCGATCTGGCCGATGATGCGGTTAACGTCTTTGCTCGCAAAATTTTGGATTGTTGCGAGAGGGATACAATTGTTTGTGTCTGCCATAACAGTGGTATTTAAGGTTTCTATCTAGGGTTGGTTTGGTTGGTTTGGTTTTGAGTTGTGTTAGTTTGCGAAGACGCGAAACCCAAAGCCTGCCTCTTGACGAGCTGGGTTTGAATAGCCACGTATCAAGGTGCGTTGCGAATTTGCGTCTTGTAACCAACAGCCGCCACGAACTCGGCGACCGTAAAGCGGCGCTGCATCATCAAAGCACCATTCGTTTACGTTTCCGCTCATGTCGTAGATGCTCAATTCATTGGCGGTTTTACCCATGACAGGCTGCGCACCTCGCGCAGGGATGTTGGTGCTCGACCATGCAACGGAAGTTGATGTGTTGCTCCCCGAGTAGGTGTACGATCCGCTAGAAACGCCACCCAGAGCTGCCCATTCCCATTCTTTTTCGCTCGGCAGACGGTAGCCAGTTGCGGTTGCATCTACGTTTGGAACAACGTCGCCAGTTGTGTACAACACCGTTGCAACAAGTGTTCCAGTGGCGGTTGCTGTGCCAGACACCACCGTTTGATACGTGAACGTGGTAGCATTCACAACAAACACCGAGCGGGTAAGGTTGTAGCCAGTAGGAGTTGCTCCAGTCACCCGCACCCAAGCGCCAGAAGAGAGCTTGTGGCCTCCGGGTACGATAGCCGTGGCGACCGTGCCAGTGCTGGTCAGCGATCCGACAGACAATGTTCCAACATTGTAAACCGGGGTTAACGTGCCTTGCTGAATGGTTGCGGCATTGCACCACTTCAGTGCGTCGTACCAGTTGAGAGTCTCAACGGGAGCGGTTGCCGAGTAGCCAGTGCCAGACAAGGAGAGGTCAAACCCTCCGATGTTGCCTGCATATGTGCGAACGGCCAGCCATTCAGTGTAGTTGACTTCGCTTTGACCGACCTTAAAGCCAGTGACTGCCTGCCCTTTAAAATTTGAGGCGGGAGCAATAGCAGAAGTGCCAGCAACTGTTACAAGTGTATTCCAAGCAGCTTCGCTGGTGCTAATGCCCAATGCAGAAACCGCGACGATCAGGATTCCTTTAAGGAACTTCATAAGTGTGTTTTCTAGTGGTTGAATTGTTCTGCCTGAACAATAACCAGTTAGAAAACTAGGCTACGTCCAAGCGTGCAATTGCCTGCGCGGCAACGCAAAAGTCTTGTTTGTAGCCCCCGTCGTCTGGGCGGATATTACGACCGTTTGCAGGTTTAGGTCCTGCAACCAGCTTCATGCGGAGAAGCCACACCGTGCTTTGCTTATAGCCTGCCCAATATTTTGAAGCAAACTATTTTTATGACAAAGTGAAAAATATTTTAGCTTCCCTCTGGCTGGCTAAATATTTCCTGCATTTTTGCAGACCGATACTTGCCTCCTCGACTGCGAACATGCACAACCCTTTCAAGCAGAACGCCAAGCTCTGGTTCACAATTAAGAATATCCACCTCCGGGCGGACATTCCCATCTTCACTTAGATCCTCGGAGATAAACTTCCGAATTGCTCCAAGGCAGTGCTCGGCGCTGGCATAAAACAAGTATGCCGGGCCTTCGTTTAGAAGGAGTGTCTTCTTTTCGGCTTCTTTTGCAGCCCGTGGCGTTAGGTCAAGGTTCAAAACATCGTAATCCGACATCCAGCCCCCGCCAGCAGCATGCAAGGCGCACCAGCGGGTAAACCTCGATTGGAACCATGCCGCCCGGGCCACGAGGCTGTTGTGTTTGTTTAACTCTTGAGCCAGCTTTTGTTGTAACTTGTTGTACAGCGGGCTTCCTTGAGCGTGCGACCTATTAAGCATTACGGGGTTCCAACCGTTGGCAGTCCATGAGGTTTTCCACCAGTTCGCGCAGGCGAATTCTTCGGGCTGATCTGCGGTCGGAATTGATTGATAAAATGCGTATATGTTCATCAGTATGTTTTGTATCCGAGATGCTTCACCGGGACCCCGAGGTCGATGTGGCATTGATGCCCAGCCTGCTTTGCTCGCCTGCAAAACGCAATATCCTCACTGGCTCCTGTTGTTGGCAAGAAGTAGTCGTTTTTTACTTCTGGTTGAGTGGCGTCGATGTCCTCAAATACTTTTCGGTGAATCATAATACAGCCAGCTCCAATCCAATCGACTGGCGCAACCTTGTCAGAAAACGCCCGGGCGTCTGCGACAAGAGATTGGTCGCTGCACATCAGCCGCGCACCTTCCTGTCTGCCAAAGTACGCAGCCCCGACAAGCCGCTTACCAGCGCCCATCAGACGGTGAAGAACGTGCCGAAGAAGCGGCTGGTCCAGCATTGTCCGGGTTGACTCAACCCAGCTCTTGTACCAAGCCGCTCGGCCAATGCTTGGAATGATGTCATGGTCGAGCATGAACAGCCACTTGGCGTCAGTCTCGAGGAACTTTTTGGCAATCATGTTCCGAGCGACGTGAATTTCGGTGTTCGTCACGCAGTCAAATCGAATGCGATCCTTCCCAAAATCCAGCGCCATTGCCACGAGCGCCATCGTTGTGACCGGGTTGCTGGTCGTGTACCAAGGCAGGCCAACAAAAATGTCTCGCCCGGCAAACTCGCAGCGGTAAGACGGCATCCCATTTTGGTCATGGGACTCTGTGATTGGATTGGTAAACGGAGTCGGCTCCTCTACGGTTTCTGTTGTCTGCAAAGGAACCGTAACGTCAGCAGGCTCCGGCTCTTTAATTTCCTCAAGAACGGCCTTGGGGCGGCGGCGGCGGCGTTCTTTGCTTTCAATTGCAATATCGATCATGTCATCACCTTCAATCTCCCGCTCCTTAATTGGGTCGGGGTCTGGATCTGGCATACTTGCAACCGGGCGACCGTCCAGCGTTTGCGGCGGGCGTACCGGGGTCGAAAATGGGTTGGCTGAGTCTAGCGCCGAAAGTGTACGACGCTCCATTGGAGATATTTTTGGCTCCATAATTAAGCGCCAGCTTCATCCAGACCCATGTCAATTGCGTCCGAGGCCGACATTTTGATGCGGTCGCTCATATTGCCGTTTTTTGATGAAGTCTGGCCTGATACAGAACTGCGCGGCATTTTTCCAGACGCCTTAATTGAATTCAGCTCCTTAGTTAGCTGTGTAATCTGCTGCTGTAGTTTTGCGCTTTGTGACTGCTCGTAACGTAACTGGTTTGTTACGACGTGGCTCAAAGTTGCTGCGGCAGCAATTGCAGCCCGCTCGCTGGAACTTTTTGGATATAACGCCGAGTTGAACTTGGTTTCCAAATCCTTCACCCCTTCGTTGTGAGCCTGAATCCGTTGCACCTGCTCTGCGGTAGCCCCGGGCGGAATCTCTTGGTAGCGTGCCCAAGGAACATCCTTTGTCAGATTCTCGACGTAGCCGTAAACTTGCCGGGATTCTTGTTGCTGCATTTCTTGCTGCTCGGCCTGACGCTGTTGCATCCACGCTTCTTGGTTTTGCGATGCCATTTCCAAGTCTTGCTCGCGAGATGACTCAATGTCGTCAATCTGAAGCAGTGCATTTTCAAGCCTGCGAGCGTCCACATACCCATCCTCGGTCGCGGCCAATCGGTCAATAGCATTTCGCTTCCACCATGCCTTGCTTACTTTTCCGGGGCCTCCAGCCTCTTCAATTGACTTGATTACGTCCTCCCCGGCTTTGTGTTTACGCAACAAGCCGTAAATACTTTCTGCGCTCTGTTTTAATGGAGCGTCATACTTTTCCTTAAATCCGGGATCGTTCTTGAGGTCAAATGTGGCCCGGAATTTACGCAACTCATCGTAGTCAGGCGGAGCTTGCTGTTGGGATTCAGCCAGCTTTTGACGAAGAATTTCAGCCTCTGCCGCCTGTCGCTTGGCCAAGCTGGCGCTTTCTGCAAGCTTGCGCCAGTTTGACTGTTGCTTCTCAGACATATTTGGCGGCATTGGAATTGCCGCTATTTCAGGGTCAATTTCTGGCTGTTGTTTCCCAAAATCTGTCTGGAAATTTGCGCTGAACGGATTTTGTATTTCCTGTTTAGCCGCAGGCTTTTCTGCTTGAACATTTCTTTGATATGCAGACGAATTGTCCAAAGAATTGTCCAAAGAATTGTCCTCTGCCGCATCTAGGGCTGAGTCAATTGAATCACTAAGTGACTGGCTAATTGGGTCGGCATCTAGCCGGGCCGCTCCGCCATCGGGATTTGCTGGTGTGATTTCTGGTACTGTGTCGTCGGTGTCGATCATATAATTACATGGTGGTGTGACTGCCAGACGCTGAATCGTCTGCTTGCGGGATATCCGCCAAGATGTTTTCAATTGCACGAATGATGCGCTCGCACCCTTCCTTGTGCTTTGCCTCTAAAGCAACAGACTCAATTGTGGTTCCAAGCAACGGCGGAACTTGGTCCCGTAGATACTTAAGAAGTCGTCCCCCGGTCTGTTGGTGATATTGCCTAAATCGTGCTGAGTCTGCGGAATTCCATTGATCCATATTAAGCTGCTGTTGGTGGTCTTGGTGGTGTTGCTACGTTAGAAATCATCGCATTCTGGTTTGGTGTATTTTGCGTGTAAACTTCACCCATCTGTTTTTGTGCAGCCGCCGTTTGTTGCCGAAATCCGCCTTGATGCGCGGCTGCGGGGGTAAGGTCTGGAGGCGGCGGAGTATTGTGCCCTTTGGTAAGATGGTCGTGCGCCTGCCTGTACATCTGTTTGTATTTTCCAACAGCGTCCGAAGGCATTCCCTTGGCCTCCGCCGCCTGAATATGCATGCCAAAATGCTCCATAGCCTTTGTAAGCATCCCAACAAATTCAGGAGTTAATCCTCCCGCAGGAACGCCCTGAACAGCAGGCATCAACTTTTGAACCATTGTGTCGAGATGCACTTGATCGTTGTCTCGAGGCGAAACTGGAATGTCTTGACCAGCAATAATAGACTGAAGCTCAATAATTTGCTGACGTGTAGCTTCAATCGCCATTGCCTCCACTTGATCTTTTGGCAAAATTACTTCATTGGCCGTTGTCTCCCCAAGTTTTTTAACCCAATCCAATTTCATTAAGGCGTCTTGATTAATGGCGGGATTGCCCATGTACCGTTGAACCATGACATCCAAAATTTGGTTGTCTTGCGCCGAATTGTCGGGAATTAACTCACTTGCTGGGCTGTAAGCCATCAGAAGAATGTCTGCTGGGGAGATGTTTTTTTCCATCATCTCAAGGCAGCAATTGATGGCATCCTCATCCAAGTGTTCTGGAATCTCAAATGGAACTAAAAACGGAGGAAGCTCGAGCATTGAACGATCAAATGCATCAACCACCTCGCGACGTGCCCATATAGCGTTCTTTTCTACCTGCCGGGCAAGGTCCAGCTTGCCCTTGAGGTCGGCTGCGGCTTTAAGGTGCTCGGGATGACATATGCCACGCTGCATACGCTCGACGCCGTGCGAGAATTGACGAGAAAAGCGCATGAGAACGCCTTGCCGAAGCTGGTTCTCAATAGCCGCCACTCGATTGACTTCTGATGCCGTTTTCTTGCCCTGCGTCTCAACTGGTGACCCGGGTAAAAATGTTCCAACTTGAATTTCTGCAAGCTGTGAAACAAATCGGTCGAGTTGCAAAAAGTCCTCTACATCAGCCGGGAGGCCCTGCGGCACAACATCGTACCCTTCGGAAACAAATGCCACGGGATGATGCACCGTCAGCGGAGCCATGTTTGGCTTTGCTGTTGGTCCTTTTTTAAGCAGCAACAAGCCCTTGATGTAGCTGTTATCCACCACCAAATTTCGAGCCTTATCTACGGCGACGTGGGTGTTGTACAGGTCTCTGCCAGCGCCCCGGGAACTCATCAGGTTTCCTGATCCGATCTCGACGGCAAAGAGCGCAAGTGTTTCGGACATGCGGTTATAGCGATCAACCTGCGTACAAATTTCGTCTCCGCTCTTATCATCGAAAAGGAAGCGGGATATTTTCCCGTGCGGTTCTTTGACCAAGATTTCACCCAGTTCCACATATTTCGCATCGTTCTCATAGCTGGCTCCGTAGGACCCTTCCCGCTGCCAGTCTTCGTACCTGCGAGCGTCGTCATCAGCATCGAGCGTGCGCCCGGCAGGGATGGCGTTGTTGATAGCTTTAACTAGGTTTTTGATGTGCCACCCGGCCAAAATGGACATCTGTTCATTCTCAAGGATCGGTAAAAGCTCGGCGATTTGATATCGGCGCTTCCTTGCCCAAATAGGAGTTGCGTCTGAAAGCATCGGAGTCTCGATACTAAAGAACGTGTAATCCTGCCTGAGAAACTCAGGCTTCCAGTCTCTGGTGTCGTCCCAACACCAGCCGCAATATCCAAAAGTCGTGTTTTCATGGACCGTCTGTGCAACCAAATCATCAAATCCGTTCCAGCCCCGGATGCACTTGGTAATCGCATTCCGAAACACTTTCGTCTTGTGTTCGGTGTCAATGCCGTCCACCGGGTACTTTGCAAATGTAAGTGTCGCAGCCTGTTCTATGACTTCTCTAAACGGCGGCTGGATACGAGACACCATAGTAGAAAGGAAACCAGTAGGGCGATTGGAGCGCCAATTCTGGCCCATAGACTCCAACTTTTTTGGTTGGTAGGGAGGTTCATTGTTGAGTTTTTTCTGAATGAGTTGGTTTTTGCGATTTCTTTCGACGTTCTGTTGTTTGAGCCTGCGGTAGGCTGAATGAGCCTGTTGTGCGTCTTTAAACGTGCGACGCACCTGTAGCGTGTCCGGATCGACGGTGTCGGTGTTTCCAACGTCCGGGTCCGTTACGTCCAGCCCAAGGATGCGTGGCTTCTCGTGGTGATCGCTCACCCGAGGAGATTTGTCGGCAAACTTGTCAGTGATTCGAGGGTCGAGAGGCTTTATGTTGGCCATATGCTATAGTGTGACCCAGCAGGCGCTAGGAAGGTTTGTTGCTCGTTGTAGAACTGAGCGGTCCATGAAAATTGCAGCCCGGTTATCGTGGCGCATCAGTGTGCAGCCCCCGAGGACGGCAGAAGACTTAGTGTCTCGGGCTTGTCGCACCGAGGCGCACAGCCTGTCGGTAGAGGCGATGCATGAATTACAGCCGCCCCTCCAATTGACGTTGTTTGGGCAGGCTCGGCAAATCTGCGCCCGGGTCTCGGCGAGATCATCTGATACCAGTGGATGAGGTTCGCTCGAGTGCAGGATTCCCTTTGCCCACGTCCCAATGTCGTTCATCAGCTCGCCAGTTGCGGTTGTAGCGTTCACGCTGGTAATCGCAACCATATCCACGCCGTGGCAGAAGTTTGGCCAGTTCGAGCAGATGTAGCTTGCCACGTCTCCCTCGATGTCACCCCCGGGCAAATGATTCTCGGCTCGGTACGTCTCCACGGCTTTGATCAAGTCGGCGTAACTATACCCGGTCAACTTTACGTCTGACTGATAGTAGTGCCATCCCCCGGGAGGGACCATGCCTATAATTGGTTTTGCCATGACTACAGGACAAACTCGTGGTGACACTTTGGGCAGATGGTCGTGTCACTTTCAGGCTTCTTGGGCTTCTCTTCTGGCTCTTCAGGAGGATCATTTGGCGACCCCATCAACTCGATGAGTTCCTCCTGCGTAAACCCCAACGTGCTCACGTCAAAGTCTTCTTCCCGGAGAGCGTCAACCTCTGCCGCCAGTACATCGTAGTCCCACACAGCCATTGTGGCCAGTTGGTTATCAGCAATCGTGTACGCTCGCACCATCGCCTCGCTGAGATGCGCCAGCACAATGCAAGGGATCTGTTCAATCCCAGCCTTCTTTGCTGCCATCACCCGGCCATGCCCGGCAATAATGCGGCCAGAAGAGTGGATGAGAACTGGGTTTGTAAACCCAAAAGTCTTGAGTGAGTCAGCCAGCGCCTCCACCTGTGCATCAGAATGCACCCGAGCGTTCTGTGCGTAGGGCACTAACTCGCCAACCGGGCGCATGACGACCTCAAGTCGGTCTTTATTCGTGGCGCTTTTCATGGGTGGGACAAAGAAAGACCTTCATGCCGTTCGACAGCGTGACCTGCTTTGATGTGAGTGTGCCGCATTTATTGTATTCCATACCCCCGGGGCCTTTGTACGACTCAACGTGGCCGCACTCGTGCAGCTTGCGTGGCTTGGGATCTTTCTGGGCTTTAACTGGTTTGTAATCCTTCACAAGAGATTTATGACGGTATTCTATTTCTTTTTGGATTTCAACCGAATGTATACCGTGAAGATGCCGTTGCACTGTTTACAGTCTTCCGACTCATCAATGTAAACAATTGACCGAGCGTTCACCCCCGTCGTATGCCCGCACTTTGTGCAGTACTTCTCATTGTCCCGGACAAACACCTTGCGCTGCTCTCGTTTAAGTCGCGTCATGGTTCTCGGAAGTGAGTCAGGGACGTTTACTGGGCCAAACCACACGAGGCAGTCATCGGAGACCAAGTGCTCTTTCGCAATGTCCGCTCGAATATTTTCCAACGTATACGTCTGCTGGTCTTCAATTTGTTGCTGCTCTCGTTCTTCAGCATAGTACAAAAAACCAATCCAATAGATTCCCGGCTTATCAGGTCTTTTGGTTGCGTAAAGGGTCCAGCTTTTTTTGCCTCTGTTTTGCATAGATCGATTTTCTAACGGGTTTTATTGGTGATGGCCTGTGATTAAGCGTCTGCATGAAGTAGCTTATCCACAAGAAGTTAAGTGAAACTCCAACATTTAAAAGCACTTCAGTCCATGTCGGAGTAGATAACGTAGCTACATTTGCAACTGCTCCACAGAATGTAACAGAAGCAGCAGCCTTGCAAGCATACGCACCCCACTTGTTTGCGTACACAGGGCTGCGAGGGTTTCCAAACACTTTACTAATGAGGTGCAGCATGGACCCCATGCATGCAATGTTAGCGACGACGTTGATTGCGGTTATTTGATTCATCTGGAATTGGAGTAAAGATCTTGTTGCTTATGGTTTCGACCGCTCGCAGGCCACAAAAACCAAGAAGAAAAGCAGCAGCATAACCATAGTGCGGGTCTGAATCTAAGTGTGAAATCTTCAACAATAACGGCGTTACATAATTAGCCGACGCTGCCCCGCCAATAAGCGAAGCAACCGTTGCCAAAAGACTTTGCCCAGAAGTCTTGCTGCTCATCAGCACACTTCCAAACAAGCCTGCAATGGCCAGCCCAATGTCAATTCCTTCTTCTTTTAAGTCCATATACAAGAGGGGGTCATTCGCAACCGGGGGAGATTATACCATCAACCCCCGTGGGGTCGGATTTTTTTATTCCGAGAAGTCCACAAAGCTCACTGAAGAATCTACCAGAGAAACAAGCTCTTTTTCAACAGCTTCTGGCTTCCTTTCACTCATGGTCGCCACATTCCCGCCCCTCTGCCGCATCAAATGCACAAGCATACTCAACGAGTCCAGCGCATCAGGGCTCCCTAGCCGTGTCCGTTTGATATAGTCCTTCTTGCTCTCCACCCGCACCAGTCCCTTGCCCTTCTGCATGTAGCGCCGGGAGATAGCTTGCTTCGTCAGGTCCTCATTGCGGAACCCGGGGCTGATCTTGAGCCACTCGAACTCAAGGTATTTGCCGAGCGCAAACAGCAACTCGGTCACCAGTCCGTTGTATAGCTCGTTAGCCTTCTGGCTGTCGTCCCCCATCACCGGGGTCTCCGTCGCTGCCCACGAGTAGTTCAACCCCATCACGTCCGCCCCAAACGTCGAGCACAACACATCGTGAATCCCAGCGCCGTTCCCGGTACGGTCAACGCACAGCCATCTCGGGCCGATCTTCATCTGCTTGCAGAACTTCGTGATGGCCTGCGCCTGCTCAAGCGTAGCCGCCTTCGGAAAGGGCATCTGGCTGTCGAGCTGCAACATCGTCCGGGGCCGCTTGAACTCATGGAACTTCCCGCTCCTGTCCGTCCAACCGTCGCTCAGTCCAAACCGCCCGTAGGAGCACAACACTTGGTCAACCCCTTCGAGCGCCAAATCGAAGCTGGCCAACGGTACGACCGGGCCAGTGAAGCGGATGATGCCCTGTGCGTTGTCCATCATAGCCGGGGTGATGATGCTCATGGCTATCCCCTCCTCCGGGAACCAGCCCCGGGCCATCGTGCTGGCCTCCGCCGTCCTGCCCTTGGACACATACGCCATGAACCCCTCATACGTCTGTAGCCCGTGAAACACCACCCGGCGTTCCTTCACGTTCTCACAGTCCGCTGCGTCGAGGCGGATGACCTGCCAGTCGTCCCGGCTCCGCCAGTCCCGGTCCAGCTCCATGTCTATGCTGCCCCACCCAAACTTCGGCTCGCACCGCTGCCCAAACTGGCTGGTCCTGTCACGAGGGTTCGATGCCGCAAACACCTTGATGCGGCCCGGGGTGCTTGAGTCAGCAGCGGTCAGGCAGTTCATCACGCCAGCCCAGACGCCGTCCGGGACCTCCTCAGCCTCGTCCAGTACGATGTGCGTCCGACTCACCTTGCCCCACCGGGGATGTGCCGGGCCAAACCGGGGCGACGGGTGGAACCCACGCAGGCTCCCGTGGCCGCTCTCCCCCTTCGGGATGGCAACCAAGTGGATGCCCTGCTTGCTGTCCGTCGTGCTCTGGATGCTCGTGGCGAGGTCGTCGTCCATGCCGCCCGGGCGGACCAGCGCCGTCCGATGGAAGGTCTTGATCGAGGCAAAGATGTTCCGAGTAGCGTGCTGGGCCGTTAGGGAGACGACCTTGACGCAGGTCCAGTCCGGGTCCCTGTACCAGTCGAGGTAAAACCATGCCGCTGCCCCGTAACTTTTGCCCATCGAGCCTGCGCCCTGAACCAACAGCTTGTCGGTCCCCATCAGACCCTCCCATACCCGGCGGCAGGACTCGGGCCTCCAGTCGAACGCCCCGGGTCCCCACAGCAGGATGGCCGCAGGCTCAAACAGGTCGGCGTCGAGCAGGTGTTGGACGTAGCCCCGGACAATCTTCTCCGCCATCGCCTCGGTCAGCGCCAGCTTGCCACGGTGCTGGAGTGCCGCCTGTGCGATGTACCCGGCGCAGCGGATCAGCCCACGCTCCTCGCTTGAGTCGGCCAGCTCCCGGGCCTCCGTTGCGATGCGGATGGCCCGAGCGACCGGGGGCGGCAGGGTCGTCAGCAGGTCGTCTGACATCAGAGCAGCTTGAAGTCGGCAATTGGAATGTGAACCATAGGCTCCTCGTCTTCACGGTCGCCACGGTCGTGTCTGCCTCCGATGTGAATAGCGTCGAACGTGGGCGTCACCCAGCCCAGTGAGTCTGTCCACTGCACTACCAGCATGAACGGTAGGTTGGTGCGCTGTGACAGGTTCAGGCCCGTCAACACCTTGCCCAGCGCAACCATGTAGGTTGGGTACTGCTCTCGAGGGTTGGTGCGGCACTTAACCTCTGCCCATGCCATTACCCTGTTGCCCCTCGAGAGAGCGTAGTCAATCTCGTAGCGCCGTGGCAGTTTCACCGCATTGCAGCGCCAGCGTTCCAGCAAGGCGTCAGCTACCCGGCGCTCATTGACCAAGTCTGCTGGCGTCTCGTATATGGGGCGGGACATCAGAGCAGGTGTTGGTCAAAGCAGGTGATGACCGCAATGGCGAACCCGGCGAGCATCGACAGCAAGACGAAGTCGCTCCACATGAAGCTAGTGGACACAATCATGGGCGCAGGATGATACGGCCATAGCTCCGGCCCAGTGGTTGCACAAATAAGCCTGTAGCGTCCCGGCGGACCCGTAGGCGCTGAGTCTGCCCGAGCAGCATGCCGGGGTTGGCTGTGGCCTCGCTGCCCGTGGGCTGCGTTCGTTTAAAGACGGCAAAGGTCTTGGAGACGGCCACACAGAGGAACGTCAGGTCGGGCATGACTGCGGCCTCGGCGTTGTTCTGCACGTCGTATGGGCGCAGTCCGTAGCTGGTCAGTGAGTTTGTGTAGGTGTTACCCTCGGTGAAGTAGGTAGCCATATTAGGTGTAGGTTGCTGATTGGTTGGTTGTTACGAACGAAAAGCAGTGGGGTTTTCCACTCCATATGACTGCCATTGTATTGCGTTATGGGGAAGTGGTTGAATTTAAGTTGTTTACAAAGGTGACGTTGCAGACTGCTTCAGGACATCGTCTAAACCGGGCTGATTCATCGGGGCGGACTGGTACATCAGCTCTGCGGCCTCTGGGGCGACAATCACGGCCTCCATCCATTCCCGGGGCGGATTGGGGTGGTTGCGGTGGTAAACCTCGAACGTCAGCTTAACGTCGGACCCGGCGTCCAGCGTCACGTTGTCAGCCAGTTCCCCGGCAAGCTTGGCGTCGGCCATCAGAGCGCCCAGACGGTCAAACGTGGCCTCGAGCTTGCCGTCAGCCCGCTTCACAACCTTTGTCGGCACAGTGCCTTCGATCATCTGGCGCAGCAGGTCCCGCTTGTTATCGATGGCCATCAGGGACCGACAATTGACCTCGGTCTGAATCTCGGCGATCCGAGCCTTGATGTCGGCCTTCTTATAAAGCTGGTAGCCGATTTGCCCGGGGTTGTTGGCATGCGGAGCCAACTGGGTGTAAGCGGCCTTACGGTCCAGTCCTTCGGCGACGAGCCAGCAGAATCGCTCGTGCAGTCTGTTGGTCAGGCGAGGCATGATCAGCGGTTTGGAGCAGCGGCGGCAGAAAGGGGGGGGCGACCCACAGTGTTGGAGTTTGTTGTCATTGTAGTGCTTTTGGGTTGGATAATGCCTGTTTACATCATTGAGGTCAAACGGATGGTTTCCGGCGTTGTAGCTTGGATTGTTAAAATATACGAAAAAACCGTCAAACCACTTGATTTGGCTTGACGGTTTTGAGTACCCTTATTGCAGAGCAGGCTATCGATGTACGGCGGATAGAGCGGCGGTTAAGGCGTTTGCGATGGAGTTGATGGGGGCAACCTTGTGGCCTTGAGTTCGCTTGTAGGTGGTGGCTGGGCGGTTGAATCGTTTGAGAGCGGCCTTGGCTTTGGCCTTCTGTTCGGCCTTATGATCAGCCCTTTGCGGTCTTTGATTTGCTGCCAAGCATGAGCTAAGCATGTCGTTACATCAGTGTCTTCAAGTGCACACAAGTTAATTAGGCACACCACAACATCACCGACAGCATCAATCATATCCTCGCGATTGCCCGCGTTGACGGCATCTGCCAGTTCTCCCATCTCGGAAACGGCCTTTAGCAACTGCGCGGTGGACGTTGAATTGGGAATTATTTTGCGAGTTTCTGCCCAGTCGATGACTAGGTCTTGATAGTTTTCAAAGGTTATCATAAGTTCAAATAAGGATTCTTATACTCATTGGGGTTTGATCATTCTCTTGCTGCTTCGCCTTCTTTTCACTAGCAACAAGAAGGTCTACAAGCTCATCTGTAGCTTTAGCACATTGCCACCATGTATAATAGTCACACACAGGGGACCGCCCGTCTGGATGACAATTGTAGTAAAAAGTATGTTGATCAACCTTTGTAGCATTAACATGTACTAACAATCCATCATCCCAGCAATAATCTAAACCTAAGCGAGTTGCTTGAGTTTTAGTAAGCTTGAGCCATTCTTTGCCATCCAATTTGATTGTTTTGATTTGGTCGTCGGTCATACTTCTCCCTCCTCGCGTTCAATGGCCCTGTAAAGCTCTGCCTGTTTTAGTTCGTGGTAATTCACTAACAGCCGCAAAACACACAGCAACGTGCTGTCCTCTGTTGTTTCCGCAAAATCCTCTACGTAAGCGGCGATGCGGCTTAGCATAATGCTATGAGTTTCGTTAAGTAGTTCTTCTGTCATAATTGTTGTATCAATGTTCTAAACGCTAATTCTGCCGTTGCTGGGACTACTCCGTTGCCAAGGAGCCGCAGTTCGTCGGTGCGATTTCCTTGACTGGCTGCTTCGACATAGCACCCGTTCTCCCAAACCTTTTGGTCAAGAGTGGATCTCCATACTTCTTCCATCTCTGATAATGCATCAGACAAAGCCCATGCCCTTTCGCTGGCTTCTCGCAAACCTTGCAAGATTGCCGCTCCTTCCACGGCTTCTTGCCTTCTTTCCAATGCAATTTCGTATGACAACTGGCACAAAGCGTAACCAAGTTCTCGTTTAAATTGTTCAATGAATTCCTGTCCTTGTGATGGATTCCCACAAGATTCGTAGACCCACATTCCTGACAGGCCCCAGCCTTGAATTGGGTGGCCCGTTTGTACGCACCAGACAAAGTAACAGATTCTTTGAGTGAATGCTGCCAACTGCATTCCCGTCCACAGTATTTCCTCCGCAAGAAAACACTGAAGTCCTCTAGTCGTCCATTGAACTTCTTGCGTGTTAGCTTTACTCCACACTTCAAACAGGATTTGTCTGGCTCTTGCTTTTTCGGATAAACTCTCATAGGCATTCACACTATCCCCATAAGGATTCAGCGTCAAGGTTTCACCCAGAACACTGGAAGATTCATTAGCACACAAACCCAGCGCGGGTTCAGTTTCCCGTTCGTATTGTGTTGAGCCTGCTCCCCCAGTCTGTGTTTCCCGCTGTCCTCCTGCTTGTCCTGCGCCATCAAACATCGAGGTGTTGCCCACGATTGCACTTGAGCCGTCAATGGCATCGTTGCCACATCCCCCTTGGCTTGTCTCAAGGCCCAAGTCTCTGGGTTCTCGTCCGGGGTCTGCCACGACTCTGGGCGGCTCCCATGTGTATTGGGGTTGTCCGGGACGGGCTGGCCATGCATCGCTACAGCATTCGGCAGCGTGTCCGCTGGATGCCCCTTGCGCTGCTGCCTCCCAGAACCACTTAATCCCTTGTAGTCCCGAGTCGCGCAAGTGGGCCAGTTGGATTCCTCCCTCTTCACCGCGCTCCCAAGCCGAGGCCATTTGATTCCCTGCGAGTCCACTTGATAGCCAATATGATTTTTGCATTCTATCGTAGGCCAAGATAAACACTCGTTTGCGCTGGTGACTCGCGTTGCATTCAGCCGCACTGAATATTCCAAACGTCGTTTCGTAACCAATGCTTTCCAACTCTGCAACGACTTCTCGGAGTCCGAGACTAATGTGTCCTTCGACGTTTTCAAAGAAGCAGATTCGTGGCCGAAGAAGTCGAATTCCGCTTGCGATGTAGGGCCAAAGATGTCGCTCGTCTTCTGCTCCTTTACGTTGTCCTGCGGCTGAAAATGGCTGGCAGGGATATCCGCCAGAGAGGACGTCCACTTTTCCAGAAAACTCTGCCCAAGGGAAGGACTTGAGATTACTCCAGATCGGAGCCGCATCAAGTTGCCCGCCTTCCATTCTCGCAAGAAGGAGTTCGCACGCGAAGGCTTCGATCTCCGCATAAGCGACCGTTCGCAAATTTGGGAGCACTCTACGGAGTCCAAGGTCAATGCCTCCGTACCCGGAGCAAAGGCTGATATGAGTGATTTCGGTAGTATCCACATAATTATTCATTGTCGTCGTCTTCTGTTTCTGGAACAGGCTCGCCCTTTAGGTATTCCAAGTCTGGAAAGTACGGGTCTACCTGTGATTTCTTGAGCACAAATACGCCTCTCAAATCCGGGTGATCCCGGAGGATGAAACGGACGTATACGGCTGCGAGCGGATCGCTTATTTTGAAGCCTTCGGTTTTGACTGTCTCTACGTTAATCTTCCAGCGAAGGACCTCGAACAGCATGTTAATGCCGATGTTTCTCTGTCCTGACCGCGAGACCTCGTAGGCCATGTTTACCAAGATGGGCATGACGTGAGGATTAGCCTTGTGATAGATGTGATACCGCTCCCAGAGGCTTTTCTTCCGCTTCTTGGGCTTCTCATCGAAGTCAAACTCGGGATGCTCATTCATGTTCTATTTGTTTAAAGAAAATGAGGTTGCGAACCGCATGAACAAATTCCACGTCGCCAAAGTAAATATCAAAGACGGCCAGCCAATGC